GAGTACGGAGTAAGAGTAGCTGTGCCGAGTTCGATATTTGACGAATCGTATTTTGTTGCAAGAAGTGAATCAACCTCTGACGCAGAGTAAGACTTAGTCGGTGTGTTGCCAGACTTCGCAGTGGGTACATACAGCAAACGACCACCAGCGCTCATATTACGGGAATTGACGTTGTAACCACAACGACCGAAGAAGCCGCCCGCAAAACCGCCATAATTCCAACTACCTCCCCCAAGTGCGATACGGTAACCGTTTAAATCTGGTGTAACATAGAAGAAATCACCAACAGGCAATGCACTTGTTCCACCAGTTTCTGATGGCATTAAAAGCCAATCATATTCTTCTGAACCATATCCCATAGCACTGATATAGCCATTAGCGTTTGTCAAGGTAAAACCAACAGGCTCGTAGTTATCAGAGTGTTTTGATTCGTTAAATGTAAAATCGTTTGCAACATATGGCTGACCTCCGCCCATAGAGCCATCACCCCAAATGTTAATGCCTTGAATATGTTTCCAGATGTTACCCCACGGATTTTCAACACCACGGTAGGAAACAGAAACTTTTCCGTTTACATTGTAGGTTGTTTCTGTACCGCCTATTTCGTTGACAGTTTCTACAGCTTGACCTGTGCCGTTTCCGAGGCTTGCGGTTGAGCCTGTCAGGCTGGAACAGTTGTATGCCTTGTTATCGGCGATGGTGACAACACCCTGTCCGATGCCTTCCTGTGAGTTCATCATTGCAAGTTCAATCATCATCAGAAGTTGATTTGCACTTACTGCCTCGATTGTTTCGAGGTGCCAGCCTGAACCACGGTTTTGTGCCATCTGCTCAAGGTTTACTTTAGTTCCGATTCCTTTTCTTAAGCCACTAATAGGCTTTTTACCTGCAACTGAACAAAGCAAATCACCGTCCTCATAAACGATAGACTCATCAATATTATCGTTGACATAAGCTTTAGCAGAGACATCAAACATACTGCCTTCATCAGCCGAAAAAAGTATGTAGTCAATCTCGTTACCGTTTTCGTCATAGAATGCTGGATGCAGTTTGAACCCTGTTTTTGGCTTTGAGCTTACATAGTAGTTCGCTTTTCTCAGATGATAGCCAATTCCTGAATCAGTGTTTTTTTCCAATTTGAGTGGAACGACTTTATAATAAAATGCTGGCTGAAAAACCATTACCTGACCGTTCGAGCCGTCTTCCGTATAGCCTTCGTCGCCGTAATATGCTGTGATAGTGCCGTCGTCCAAAACATTACATCTTCTTCTGCCGCCGTACATTGTAAATTTATTAAAGTCTGAACCTTGCGACAGTCCGACTGCTCCTGCAAGCCGAGTGAATGTCTTGTTCTCATAATCGACACAAAGTCCAACTATATCTTCATCTGTGTAACCTATGTATGCTTTGATATCCTCAACATCTGCCTTGTCTGCTTTTTCACCGAGCGAATTATCGGCTTCGGCTTTTGAATAAACAGAATTGACATCTGCCTTGTTTCCGAGAAGTTCGTCCGTTTCTTCTGATGAGTAAAGTTCATTCGCCTTGTAATAATAAGCGTCAAGATATTCAATGCTTGGATAATTAACTCTGCTGTCTGTGATGTCCGTTTTGGAACTCACTTTGTTTGCATTGTCCTCTTTCTGTTTAAGCGCATTGGCTACGTCTATTGCGTTCGCCTTGCCTGCAAGAGATGTTTCCGCCGACTGCATTCGTGCTGACAACTGACTGACTGTGCTTTTTTCGGCTTTGTTGGTTACAGACGAATCAATCCCGTTAAGCCTTGCGTTGAGGCTTGAGGAGCTTCCTCTTGCGGTTTCGACTTCCGATTTTACGGTGGTTAAATCTGCCGTTGCGGTTTTGAAAGCCTCTTCAACAGCTGTAACCCCGTCTGTTGCCCGTTCAATCCCCTCATCCATATGGTTGAGGTTGTCGGCGTTAAGAGCAGGAACAGAGCCGTTCACAAAGACAATTTTATTGTATTTGTTCATTTTCTTTTACTTCCTTTCCTAATCGTTTTTCGCCCTTTGATGTGAGGGCAGTTATAAATCCGTCCATTTTCTTATTGAACACAAATGTTTCGATTGTCGGCAAATCTTCAAACGGAGTTTTAATTGTGTACTTATCGCCTGCCTCAAGCCACCAATACGAAAACAGCTTAATTTTTGTCGGGCGGTATTTATATACATCACCAAAAAAATTAACAGAATTATATTTTGTGCCGATATCACTTGCTGTTGTTCTGCACCTCATCAAAATGTTATCGGAAACATACCACGAAAAATCGTTACTGTTGCCATACAAAAACACTTTTTTATCAGCAAACTTAGCACTGTACATACGGATAGGCTCAAGTTCGTAATCTTCAAAGGATAAATCTTTGTACGAATCGATTGTTTCAACGGAAGATTGAGAATACAGCCTTTTAAAACGCATTTTTCCGTCGGCATCTATAACGGCAAAGCTCAAAGTTAATTCTGCATAAGCTTGGATTAAATCTGACAAGGTAATGTCCTTTATAACCTTTTCCACGCAGGTATCATCAAATTTCAGCGGTACACTAAAGACAGATAAGCTCGGCGGTGAAACCCCTGTAATTGCATAATCTTTGGCAAATTCTGCGATTATTGAATAAAAGCTCTTAAAATTATCGTCTTTTTGATAGTGCGCATAACCATAGTTCTCTTTGCCTCCAAACCACAAAGACATATCCACCTTTGACATATCATAAAAAGCGTCATAGGCTGTGATTTTGACGATGTTACGCTGTTTTTTATCTCTTTGAGCCGACTGAATTTTACCGTAGAAAACAGGACATTCAACCGTTCCTGTTTCGGCAGGACAAATAAGAGTATTTGACGGGTACAAATCATCTGACGGATACAGCTCCGGTTCAAGATATGTTGCCGTTATGATGACCTGTACCGTCTTTCCTATCAAAGCCGAGCAATCATAATCAATGAGTTTCACGCTCATTTCAGAGGCTATGCAACCGCCAAATTTCAATTCTTTTTCAACGATTTCATTTTCAAGCGAAAAGCTGTCAAGCACGATACTTTCACCGGTTATATCCTCAAAACTACCGTCAGGAGAATGCAGGGCAACGGTGTTGTAAAGTGTGTTTGTTTTCAGCTTATCAGCAATTTCTTTAGATACAAGCATTTTTAAGAATCACCCCTTAATACTCAATCAGCTCAACAGTAATCGGCTGATAGGTTATATCATTCTTTTCGGCATTCATTACGGTATATTCAATATCAGGAATATAAAAATAAGAGGTGTAATAGCTGTTCGTTTCATCGTTCCAATAAGTTACCCTGCACTTCCTCTGTAACTTATTCGCCATTGAGAGGTTGATAATCGACTGAAAATCAATCTTTTCGTCAAGATGAAGAATGTGAGTTGAAAACGAAATTTTTGTTTTGTAATTTGGCAGCGTTGCCCTTTGAAGCGTACCGTTCTGATCTCGTTCCGCAGAAGTTTCAAGTCGCTGATTCGGAGTTGATGAAAATGCGGTAATGTACTTATTCGGCATTATGTTGTTGCCGAATTTAAGCAAATAGCCGTTATAATTTGACATATCATTTCCCCCCTTTATGCGAATGCGGATTTACCGTTGTGTCTGCGTCTGTAAAGCTCATCCTGCCTTATCATTTCTTCAAAAAGCGTTGAACCCTCAAGTTCTGCCGTAAACAAATAAGTGTTGCCGCCGTTATTGCGGAAGATAATGAACATTTCATAAATGCGTTTAAGCAGGTCAAGAATTTGTGTGAGAATCACTGTATCCTGACCGCCCGAATTGTCGAGCATACCCTGTAACTTGTTAAGAGGGGAAATAACCTCAGGGTTACCGCTGTTAGCGCCTGCGTTATCGCCGACAACAGCAAGTGTCGGAGCTTTAACAATACCGCCTTTTGCAAATTTTCGTGCAGGTGATTCTGTGGGTTCTTCAAATCTCGGAATGAGAGGCGGATTTTCAGGCATTGAAAAGCTCCAATCCTGCCCGATGACAGAACCAATTGCCCCTGCAATTCCGCCGATTGCATTGATAACACCGGAAACAAAGTTATAAATACCCGTCCACAAGCCGTTAATACCGTCAATGATAGCATTTACAATAAATCTAAACACGGCACAAATACCATCCCAAATACCTTTGAAAAAGTCGTAAATACCTTGCCAAGCTTTTTTCCAATCTCCCGAAAAAACACCTGTGATAAAGTCAATAAGACCGCCGAATGTTTTCTGTATAGAGGTAACCAACCCACCGATAAATGTAAACACATTATCAAACACCCTTTTTACGGCATTGAAAACATTCTGAAATATAGGTCCCCAAAAACTGACAAGCCAGTTTACAAACGGTGACAGGAAGTTATTCCACACGGTTGAAACACAGTCTGCAACCTTGCCGAAGAAGTTTATTGCACCTTCAAAAACAGGCTTCAGCCAATTTTCCCACGCTGATTTTACGATTGCTACGATAAAATCCCACGCAGGCTTAATCCATTGATTGTAAACATTCATCAGGGTTGTGCCGATATTGGTAAACATATTGCAGATATTCTGAAAAATCTGCTGTCCGTTGCCGTTCCACCAATTACTGATAATTGTTCCGATATCTCCGAAAATCTGACCGATAAAGTTAAACACATCTGCAAACTGCAATTGTAAATTTTCGAGAAATTCAGTGATTGTTGCACCGTCATTTTCAGTCCATTCAACAAGGCTTTCGATTGCAGTTGAAAACGCACCCGAAACAACTTCGCCGACTGAGCCCGCAAAGGTTGTAAGACCGCTTAAAAGATTGGAAATTGATTCTTCCATTTGAGGGCGAACATTGTCAATTGCATTACCTGCAAGTGTACCGAAATTATCAAAAAATGTTGAAAGGTTGTTATAGCCGTTTGTAAGATTGTTGCCTATGGTGTCGATAAAGCCGATAATCTTTTCCCTGTCCTTTGAAATCCACTTAGCAACACCGCCTGAAATGGTCTGAAACGACTTTCCGCCGATTGTTGCAACAGCTCCGACTGCAGAGCCGATTGTCCCGAGTTTTGCAGAACCGACCTTTTGCATTGTGCCGAATGCCTTTTGAACTATTGGAACAGCATTATCAAAAACAGTCTTGCAGTTCTTGCCTATAGCTGACCAATCAACCTTGTTAATACCTTTCTGTACATTCTCGACAAAGCCTTTGAATCCGCTTTTTTCGTATAGATTTTTGAATGCCCCCGAAAGGTTTTTGCTTGTGTCCTTGACAACATTCTTTGCAACAGGTCCGCCCGATGAGCTTTTTGATGAAGATGTATCTGACTTTGAAGAACTATCGGTACTTGAAAGCACATTCAGCTTATCAAAGCCCGCAACACTTCTCTTTGCTTTTTCGGAACTTTTCTGAACATTATCAAGTGACTTTGAACTGTCATCTGCCGTATTCGTAAGGCTTTTGGCAGAATCGGATGCAGATTTGATATTGCTTGCGGTGTTGTTGCCCGTATCCCAGCCGAAGACCTTTGAAAGCGATTCAACCGCACCTTTGGCATATTCCGTTAAAGTCGCAAGTGCGGAACTCAACCGCTTTACATCCTGAGTTGCCACCTGAAGAATAGGCTGACCGACTACGGCAAGGAGCTGTTTCCAACTTTCTCTGAGATTGCCCGTTACATTCTCCCAACCGTCTGCTTCACGGCTTGCCTGTCCCATAGCACCCGAAAGCTGATTAGCGTCCTTAACCATTTGCAAAAGCGTGAGCTGTTTCTGCGATTCCGACAAATCCGTAAATGACTTGCCATACAACTTATTAGCCGCCGCATTTCGTGTGGTTTCAGTACAGGACAAACCGAGTGCGGCATCATTTTCAAAGTTGCCTTTGAGAAACGATTTCAGGCTTTCTGCGGTGTCTTCAAGCGAACGATCGTAATATGCGGCACTGTCGGCTGTTACCTGTAAAGCCTCCTGCATCATACCCAAAGCACTTGAACTGTCCATACCCGTAGTTTTCGCAAAGGCATAAATGCTTGTGCCGACACCTTGTAATCGGGTTTCAAGAATACCGCTTTGATCGGCAACGCTCTGAATGGCTGATTCTGCCTGCGACTGCATTGTGCCGAAAGTCTGCTCAAACTGTGAATTTGCCGCATTGACTTCCGCAGCCGATTCAATGCACTGCTGACCGAACTCCTTGATTTTGGCAACGGAAAAGGCGGCAACCACAGCCGCACCGATTTTCTTAAACGAGGATGAAACCGAATTGCTTAACTGCTCACCGCTGCCTTTGATGTTTGAAAACTCTTTCTCGGTTTTCTGAGAAACGCCCTCCGCAACCTTTGAAAAGGACTGTTTCATATCCGTGCTTACATTTTCAAAATCTTTTGAAAGACTCGAAAACGCCGAATCAAACTTTTTTGTAATTGAATCGGAAATCTTATGCAATGTTTTAGAAATATCATCACCCGTAAGCCTGACATCAAGCTCAATTTCACCCGCCTTTGCCGCCATATTCACCACTTCCTTTCATTTTAGATTTTTTAAAAACAGGCATAAAAACAGCGCACACCGTTATGATGTACGCTAATAAAATTTTGCAAAAGAACAGCCACTCCGTTTGGAGTGGTTGTTTTTTTACAAGCTTGCAAAAAAGTTTTGAAATTCTGCAAGAACGGTGTTCATATCTTCGTCTGAATAGTGCTTTACATTCCTTGACCGCCACTTGTTGCGGATTTTATGCTGTGACGAAGTAAAGTTTTTCAAGACCTCTTTGTCGGTTTCAAGGCGAATTTGAACCGTTCTTGCAAGCGGTGTTTCGGGTCCTAAGCCTTGCAGAAGTGAGCAGAACTCATTCCAACTCATTTTAGCAAAATCCTTTGAATAAATGCTGACCCCGTACTCCGAACGAAAGCTCGACACGATTAAATCAAAGTCATCAATCAAATCGTAGCCGGGGTCTGAGCTTCCCCCTCGTCAGTCAAATCGCCTGTTGCAATTTTGGCGGATTCGCTGATAAGGACGTTGAAATCGTGCATATTCAGCTGTAACTTTTCAATCTTTTTTCTTTCGGATTCATCAAAAAGAAGATGATACATTTCGATAACATCTTTGCTTTTACCGTTGCCGTCCTCAAAAAGTGCCGCAACTTTGAGCATTGAAACTGCGTCATTGTTGATTGCAAGGTCAACATTTTTAACTCTGACGCTCGGCTTTTCCTTAAAATTAAGTTTGTCTGTAATATCAATTAACTTTGACATAATCGTTCATTCCTTTCGTTTTTTAAGCTGCTGCTGTATATACCGGCTTGCCGTTTGACATAACTTCAAATTCAAGCGGAGCAACACCCGTACTTGCGCCTGCACCGTTTGATGTAACGGATACAACTGCATTTTTAAAGAGTACGGTTGCACCGTTGGGGAAGGTCCACATAAACGGAACTTCTACCTTTCTGCCGTTTTCAAATGACAATGCGGCAATCTGGTCGTTGCCTGCGTCACCGATTGTACGCTTGCCCTTTACCGAAATTGTGATTGACTTTGCTGTCATAAGCCTTGACTTCCAGCCCTCGTTTTCAAAGGCTGTCCATTCCTCGACACCGTTGTCAAATGCAACGGAAAATTCTTCGCAGTTAGCAATATTTGTCGTGGCGGATTCTGTTCCTGCCTTGCCAACCGCAAACTGATTTTCATAGCACGGGAATACTCCCGATTCAACTTTTGCCATAAGATTACTTCCTTTCGTAATAAAATTTAACTTCAATGACCTGCTCATACACGCCCTTGTCGTCTGTTCCCACATCAACGGGTTCTTCCGTGAGCAGTTCGATTATATAGATTTTGTGTTCCTTAATTTCAACTTTTTTAATGCCGTAAAGCATTTCGTAAAGTCTGCGTGCAAACTCCTCGGTTTCTCTTGCGTTGTCGGTGTAATGGATAAGCAAAGACACGCTTATTGTATCGTAGGTGCTTTCACCGCCGATTGCCCTTGTGGGTGTTCCCGACTGCTTTAATGAATACACACCGATTGACCTGTCCTGCTTGTTGTCAAGCTTGCCAATGTAATAATGCTCTGCTGAGGTAACGCTTTTGAGCCAATCTCTGATGTCCGATAAGTAAATCAAAGTCCTGCTTCCTTTCTGTATAATCTCACAAATGCCCGACTGCAAAAATTCTGCCGTGTACCGCCCTCAAGCCACGGTGAGAACCATTTACCGCCGGCGGCAATGTTTTCATTACGGCTGAAATTATACTCGGGATGAAAATACAACCGCCTTGCATACGGAGTGCTTGACACGATTTTAATCGTGCCGTTCCAACTCTGCACACAATCTTCAAAGGTATTTTCGTTCTGAAGATTACCCGTATCAAACGGCATTACCTGCGTGTTTTTCACCTGTTTAAGAAGTGCGTCACCCGTCTGTTCAAGAGCCTGTTGCTTTGCCCTATCAAGCTGTTTTACAACAGGCATATTGAGTTTGATTTTTGATGATACCGAAAATCCCATTAAATCACATCCAATTCCGTAAAATTAACTTTGCCATCGGGGTTGCGGTGTTTTGTACCCTGCACGATGTTTCGTTTTACGCCGTCAAGGATTACAAAGCCACCACTTAAATTTGGGCTGTCGGGGGCAATATCGCCGTCAAAAAGCAAGACAGCCGACACCTGAACAATTTTCTGCTCTTTGGTATAGACCGTCTTTGCCTTTGACTGCATATTACACAAGGCAGAGCCACCGTGCAGGGTTGCTGACGGGTACAAGCTGTCGGAGGGATACAGATTTTTGCATTCAAACACGGTCAGGGGTGCTCCGTCTTCGGTAACACCCTCACCGTAGATTGTGACCTCGACAGGAGTTTTGCAGAACTGCTTTTTTACAAGTGACGGAAATTTCACGGTTTTCACGCACCTTTCAGATTGCAGGATAACAAAGTCCTGTTGATTTTAGCAACGCATAGAGGTCGGCAGGAATTGCCACTCCGCTGATACACATTAAGTTCCAGCTTGCGCCAAATTCCATTGATGTGCCGTTGATTGAATAGCTTTTCAGATAGGAAGAAATCATATCGGCATTTTCTTCTTCAAAAGCAGTAAGTCTGCTATGCACTCTGCTGATGATTCTCTTCTGCATTTCCGAAAGTTTTTCAAAATCAATGCGGTTAAAAGTCAGAACATCAATGTGTTCGGCAGAGATAATACTGTTTTCATCTCCGCCCTGATGTTCAATGTAATCGGCATACATAGATTTACTCCTTTGTGTCTGACTTGGTACTCTCTTTAAGTTTTTTGTTTTCGGCTTTGAGCTTTGAATTTTCTTTCTTCAAAGTATTGTAATCATCAACAGAAATTTTCTTGCCTAATCCATATTCTTTGATTTTGCCGTTGTCATCCTGAATATCATAACCACGGGATACATAAATCTTAGCTTCCTCGTCCGTGTTGACTGTATATGACTTATTGTCTTTGATTGCTTTCATTTTTTCTCACCTCGCTTTAAGCCTCGGCATGAATGATTACGCCCTGCTTCATAAGTTCGTCAATGGCAAAAGTACCATTAACTTTTCTGTTCTGATATATATAATTATCAGCTGTTCGGCTGTCAGAACCCGGAGTATAGACATTGATATATGAATACTTAACTCTTGACACCTGTGCTTCCGGGTCAATAAGAATATAGTCAATCTGCTTAGCTGAGCTGTCAGCAACACAACCGTTTGTAAAATCAAACAAAGACTTCATTCTTGAGCTTGGCACTTCTACAATCTTATCAATATCATCAACGGAACGAACACGGCGGTCAATGCCCTTTGCGGAACTGATTTCAAGTGTTCTCTGAATACCCTCTGCATTCTTCAAAAGCTTTTTGTACTGTGGTGTCGCATAAAGAATAACCCTGTCGAGCGGTACACCTGCTTCGGCAAAAGCCTCAAGGTTATCGTCAAAATCTGCAAGCACATTCGACGCAGTTAATGCAGCAGTTTTTACTGTTGCACCAACTCGCTTAGCTTCTGTATAAAGCTTGCTGTAAGTATAACAGTCGAGTTCAGGTATAGCCTGTGTTTTTTCAAAGCGTGTCTGAATATTTGCGATAGTTACTACCATATTTGTTTCGTCAACATCAATAGGGTCGATAGCAAACTCAATATCTCTGTCGTGGTCAAGGGGTTTGGTTTCGTAACCGTTTGAATATGTACCCGAATTAAAACCGCCTGCACCTCGTGTATGGTCTTTATAACCGCTGACCGAGAGTTTCGGGATTTTAATATCCTTACCGTTGATAATCTGAATGTCAGAGTTTGAGTGGTAAAGGTCATCACAAGTAAGGGCTTGACCGTACAATTCTCTTAAAACATTACTGAAAATAGTTGCGTATTCTAATACTGCCATAATTATTTACCTCTTTTCTTACTTTTTCGATTTGATGCCGAAAATTCCTCTTAAGGCATCTTCTGTTAAATTTTTGTTGCCGTTGCCGTCACCGCCGATTTTCTTAACTCCTGTGCCGTTCTCGGCAGGTTTGCCCTTGAGTGCGGGGATATCATCAAGTACCTTTTTAACTGCCTCTGTCAGCTTTTCCGCATTGACCTTGCCGTCTGTCACAGCCTTTGAAAAGTCTGCAATTTTAAGCACATACGGAACGGTTGCAATGTCAACGCCCTGTTTTACGGCTTCGAGGGTTGCCGACTGATTGACTTCTGCCATGAGCTTTGCGTTGTTTGCGGATTCAACTTCCGACTGCATTTTTGCAAAGTCGGGAGTGTTCTTGGCTTTCTGCTTTTTAAAAGCACCGATAGCCTCTTTCATCTCATCGGCTGACAATCCCTGCTCCTTAAAATAAGACTTCAACACGGTGTCCTCTGTCACGCTTTGTTTGCCTGTAATAAGGCTTGCGAGCTTGTCGTAATCAAAGACAGGAGCGTTTCCCTGCGGTGTTCCCTGCGGTGCAGGTGTCGGTTCATTGGGGGTTGGTGTTGGATTTGGTTCTGCCATTTTTTCATATCCTTTCAGTTTTTCGGGTGTCTCCCGTAATCAGTTTATAGAGTGTCTCTCTGTTTCAGTTTTGCACGGTGTCTCCCGTAGTTTAATGTCTTCGGACAATAAAAAAGCACCTTACATATTCGTAAAGTGCTTAATCTGCTTTTTCTGTTTTAACTGTTTTTGCTCTCGGCTTTTTGGGAGCGTCAGGCTTGACCTCTTCTGCAAAACCGCCGTCAATGAGTTCCTTTGCTCTCTGCTCGGAGCATTCAAAAACTTCATTCACAGGTCGGGTTACATAGCCGTTCTGCCTGTCGTTAAATGCTGTTGTTACTCTGATTTTCATTCTGTCACCACCTTTCTAAACCGGTCGAAATCGACGGGTTTAACTGTTAATCTTTACTCTTAAATGTAATCGGCAAAATCTGTTTAGGCAGGAAGTTAATTTCATAACGGTATTTGTCTACTTCTGCACCGCTTATGTCCTCTACAACATACATAGTTTCATCATTAAGACCTATGATATGCTTTTTGTATTCACCCTTGCCCGTTTCGCAGACAACCTCAATTTGGTTATCGTCATTATCGACCTGTAATGAAAAAGCGGCAACAAGTTCAAATGACGGCTTATCGGTTCTTGTGTTAATAACCGTAAGCCTGCGTATCACATTGAAATTGTCTGCTTCCTGCGAAACATTGTACGATACCTGCGTTGCCTCGGTACAGCCCACAGTAACCAGTACGGTTGTTGCAATCATAACTACCATAAGTACAATTGCTAAAATTCTTTTTCTCATAGTATCAAACCTTTCTTTGATTAATAATAAAAAAGCACTCTGATTTCTCAAAGTGCTGATTTGATGTATTTAGTTCTGTTACGGCAAGTTGCAGGCAAGTTAAGCAATGCCGTGAACAAGCCGTTTTTCTTGCTCTGAACATATTCTCGGCAAGTTAAACAACAAAACCGCCCTTTTTACGGAGCGGTTAGCTTTTGTTTCTTTGTTTTTCAAGTTCTTTAATTATTTCGTCAAGACGTTTTGAAGCTTCTTCGTTAGAACCATCTAAAACAGATTTGTTTATTTCTTCCATTCAAATAAACCTCCTTCTTGATGTTTACTTAAAAATTTATCAATAACCTTTCTGTATTCACTATCAGAACCTGTTTTTATCCTCTTTTTTCCCATTCGTTGTAACTCTGTTAAAAGTGATAGTCTGTCGTATCCTTTCAACTTTGTTAATACTTCAATGTTGCCATCGTTTTTCACAATAGTAAATGTTTTTATACTATCATTCTTAATAAATTCGATAATATCATTTAAAGAATAACTGCTGTTTCTCGGGTGATTGTGCATAACAAATAAATCTTTGCCTTGAAGTGCTGATCCAAAATCTATTTTTTCATCAGTTCCTTTAATAGGCTCTGTAATCATTTTGGACACATCATTTTTTAACACGAAGGCAACTTCTTTATTTTCATTTTGTTCTTTTGAAAATTTCAAAAGCTCCTTGTGTTGTTTTTGAATTTCCAAACACTGCTCTTCTGTATAACCTTCAATATCAACTTTAGGAATACAACTGATAGCTTTATCGGTTATCGGAGTAATAGGCTTTTTACTTTTCTCTTTTATTATACCACTTTTACCCGATTTTGCAACAGATTCAGCGGTGATTTTATTAACACTCTCTGCTTTTTTCGCCTTTTCTTCAAGCATATCAGCCCTATCGTGCCACTCATCGGCTCGGGTTTGGGCAATGCGTTTATTGTCCTCGTCAAGACTGTATTCGGCACGGCGGTCAAAGCGTTCTGCCTGTCGCTGTGCATACTGCTGTTTTCCCTCAATTCCTCGCTGACGGTCAAGCTCTTTGATTTCATCTTCAGACAACGGTGCGTCCAAATCATCAAGTTCGGGATAATATGTACTTGTGCTGTCCTTACATCTCGGATGAAACAAACCGTTCTTGATTGCGGTTGAGAGAAGCGGATAGTTTCCGTCTGACTTTTTGCCGTTTGAATATACATCATCAATAAACACCTTGCCGATATATTTTGCACAATCGGGGCAACCGCCCTGTCTTGAGTTCACAACAACAAGGGATACTCCCCATTCGGCTCGCTTTTCGCCCTCACCACGCAGATAGGCTCTTTTGTTGGCTGTTTTAACCGCCATGTCCGCATAATCCGAGAGCGTGTGCCTTGCACCGTTCTTGTATTCCACACAATTAAGACCTGCGTTGAGCATATCTTTACACGCCATATCAACGGCTTTTTCGTATGTAACCGCACCCGTGTTCATTGCAACCTGTGCGTTAAAAATCGCCTTGCGGTACTTGTCGTTGCTCATACGCAAAACTGCCGTTTCTGCCCTCTTTAAATCGTCTGTGGTTGATTTTATGAGTGCGTCAAGTTTACGGTCATTCACCTTAAAAAACTCGGCTGTGCTGTGTGCTGACGGCTTTTTCGGGGCTTTGAAACCGTCCTTGACAGCTTCAAGAATTTCTGCCTCCTGACTTGCATTTCCGTCAGCTTTGGCGGTGCGAATCATCTCTTCAACCTTACTGTTAATGGTTTTGAAACGCTTGCCGAATTTCTTTGCGTTGTGCTTGCGGTACTCTTCAAGACTTTTGAGCTGTTCAGCCTGCCATTGTGTCCAGTTGTAACCCTCTTTGGTTTCTTCGGCTCTGTGACGGCTGAAATTGCGCATCATGCTGTCGATAAGCTCGTTTTCAATTCTCTCAAAAGCCTCTTTAATGTTGTAATCACTCATTGCTTACCCATTTGCTGTCATCGTCCTGATTTGCGATATCTTCGGGTTTATCGGGTTCATTGCCCGTGTCGGTAAGGTCCACATCGTCAAGCTCCGATTTTTCTTCTTCGCCTGCAATGCCCTGTTCTTCCTTAATTCTCTGAACCTCTTCGGCTTTCCAATCCTCCGACTTGCTGTCGCCGTAAAGCTCGTCAACCGAGGTTTCAACTGACATCAAACCGCCCTGTCTTGCTTTTGACACGGTTTCGACCTGACTTTCAAAGCTCGGATTTGCATATTCGCCGAAGTTAACGGACACTTCCAAGCCCTCAACAATACCCTTGCCGTTAAGTTCACCGTCTGCATTGAGTACAACTGCAACAAGGCTTTGAAGTGCGTTCTGCGTAATTTTCACAAGGTTCTGCCTTGTGTAAAGGGTTGTCTTTTCCTTTTCACGCTGAGCGTCTGCATTATCAAGCTTCTTCGTATCAATGCCGAGAGTTGACGGCGATATAATACCTTGCAAACAGAGGTCGAGGGCAGTAATGTATGAACTCAAATAACTTTCGTGCTGAATCTGCGGACTTTCGGTGTAAATCCTGTTGCCGTTGCCGTTTTCAGACATATCGTTGCCCACGGTGATAAATCGGTTGTCAAACGGATTTGGCGATATCGGCTGACAGGTTTCGGGATTTCTCGGAACAAGGCAATCAGGCACATACTGCTTTGTTCGGCAGGCTCTGAGTGCGTCCATCCACTGTGACCACACTTCATCAAGACTGTCGAAAGCGTCTGTTTTTATGCCGATAATGCCCGCACCTCTGCCCTTGTGGCACGATTTGCCGTAAAGGACAGGTACAGCCCACATATATGATTCGTCAAATGTAACGCCCTTTGAATCAATCCACGAAAGAGCGTCAACCGTGTGCAGGTCAATCTCTTTGCCGTTGTCATCGTACAAAGCATAGTGAATATAGCCGTAACCGTATGTTTCTTCAAAACGGTAACGGCGGTGTTTTTGCGTGTAATCGGTGTAAAACTTAACCTCTCGGATTCTGCCGCGCACATATGTAAAGTCGATGTTTTCGGCAGGATACCATTCAACAATCGGAACATCTGATACAGCCGTGTCAAAGCTGACCTTAAAAGCACCGTCACCGACAACACATAGGTCACGGAGCATTTGCTTAACCGTGTCTGACAATTTGTTCTGCTTTTCAATATCTTCCCAACGCTCAGCATAAGCGGTTGAATTTTTACTTGTAACATCTGTGCCGTTGTAGTCGGCAATTACGATATTCACAAGCGTTTCGCAGATGAGTGCCGGCAAACCCGTGTGTATTTTACGGATTTCAAGCCCCTCTGTGCTTTTTGCCGCCCAAAACATAGTTTTGTTTGTATCAATCTGCCTGTACAGCTCCGCAAGCTGTCTGCTGTTGCCCCAATACCAAATGCGATTGATAAAGCACTCGGTCAGATGATTGCTTGTTTCGGTAACGGTAATTGTTTTGTCGCTTGCAGGAGTAATCTGCAAAAAGTTTTTAATTCCCGATCTGATAGATTCAGCCATTCTGTTAATCAGCCCCATTTATTTCACTTCCAATAATATTTTTAAACGGCAGCCACGCATATTGACCGCTGTTAATGCAATGGTCGTGACCGTCCTCGGGTGTATTGTCTTTATCCTCTCGCCAGCTGTAAATTTCAAACTCGGCAATCGTGTTTTTACAATGTTCAAGCACAAAATAACAGTCGGTGGCAAGCCAGCCGAGTACAAGATTGATTCGGTCGATAATCTTCGTTTTCTTCCATGCATTTGCAAAGTCATAGACACAGCCGTGCTGTCGCTTATACTTTTGAAATTCGGTAATAGTCGCTTGGTCGGCGCTGTCAATAAAAGCCGTGCGTGCAAAGCCCCATTCATCACGGTTGCGGTCAAGAAAATCAATAAAATTCTTCACCGTGTCACTCGGGGCAATAGGTGTTTGCATTTCGGCATTGTTGTAAACTCTTTCATCAAGCTGAACACACTTGCCGTGATTGGTAATGCCGTAAAATGTCATTGCGATAGTGTCAGGCGACTTCTGCGAATAGGCGGTATCAAGACCTGCGGTGAACTGAACAAAGTGTTCCGACTTGCGGTTACAGTTCAAAAACTTTCCTGCCCACTCTTTTGATTTGATGTGTCTTGCCCTCTCAAAATTCGGAAACACAAGCCCTGTTGCTCTGCCTCGCAAACCTAAGATTTTATTTTTATAGAGCTTTGTACCTTTCGGTGCAGAGTTCTTTTTCTTTTCAATCTGTTCAGGAGTAAGACTTAAATTGTCGGCAAAAGAAAAGAACCAATACCGCCAATTCGGTACAGGTTCTTCGGTAAGCTCCGCCGTAATCTCGGGAGGAATATCGTTTTCATATTTTTTAAAAGGACGGGAGCGGTTGACAAACTCCTTATACACAGGCAGGCTCGGATCATCGGGATTCAGCGTTGCAAGCATATAGTCATTACGGGTTGACATCTCTCGGATAAACTCGATATCAGCGGTGTTGATTTCGTCAATATAAACGCACCCAAACTGCGCACCGAGAACCATTTCCCACTTATCCCGACTGCTGTAACCGAGAATATAGATAATTTTGTCCTCAAACTTGATATGCGGCAGCTTGTAGTCCTTGTCGCCGTTGCCACAGTAAACTGCGTTACGGTGCAGGTCGAGAATACCGTTATCCTGCTGAATAATGGTTTCTTCGGCTTTACCAGTTGTCTTGGCGGCAATGGCGTGTATCTTCTTTTTACTTTGCGACACCATTCGCATAAACTTAACGCCTGCTCCGACGGTAGTTTTGCCGGACGCTGTAGTTCCTTCAAGAAATTCAGCCGACACATTTGTTGTGTTGATAAAGTCGATATACTTTTGTGACAACGGGAATTTGTTACTCACTCAGTCCCTCACCACCCAACTGTCTGAACACATCGGATAGCTTTTCGGACTGCTCAACCTTTGCGTCAACCTTAACGGTGTATTCGCCCGTCATCTTGTTGAGCGTGTCAATCGCCCTGATTCTGTCGGAGGTGTCCTGCCCGTCATTCCTTGCAATGTCAGACAAAGCAACCTGTCTGTCCTTTGCACTCATAATGCGCTCGTCCTTGAGCTTATCGGAAAGCTCCTTGATGTATTTTGAAACTCCAACTTTCTCCAACAATTCATACGCTCTTGCGTTTGCGTAATTTTCTGAATATCCTGCCTGTATCGCACTCTGAACGGTGTTACCGCTCTGCGCATAATATTCCGCAAACTTTCTCTGCCTTGCATTTAATTTGTCTTTCACGGTATCACCTCTCTTTGTCTGAAAATTCTAAAAATAAGCAAAAGAAAAGAGAGTACTAAATGCACTCTCAATTAATCAGTATTAAGCGTTAAATCATTAATTCTGTCATTCAATTCTGCCAGTGTATTTCTTAATATCAAACAGTCTTTAGGCGTAAGTAATTTATTGTCCTTATTGTTAATCAATAAACTATTAACTCTCAACAATTTTTGATAACAGGAAATAAGTAAATCAAGATTATTGGGATTGTTTCTCAATGCATATCGACATTCCATAAGCAAGCTTGCAAATTCACGATTATTAAGGTCAACATTTAATTCGTCACTAACATTTGGCGTATTAGAAAACATTCTTATTGAATCTTCAATAGCATCTAACTTTGAATATATTGATTTCATCATAAATCTATCGAAAACGACCTCATCAACTTTGGAATTATCTACAGTTGCATTTTCTAAATTTGCTATACTCATTAACGAAAATGAACCATTTTCATAAGTTTCCTTTATCGCATTAGCAATATCATCTTTTGCCTTAATAACATTTTCATACAACCTATCTCTCTTATAAAAAACAGTATTTATTCCTGCTACATCAAAAATTTTATCAGTAGCATCGTCCTGTATCAAAACTACTTTTTTACCATAGGCTTGTCGAATTCCTAATTCATACATAACATTCGGATTTCTTGAACTTAAATCGCAAATTGCCATATCACATTCAACTAAATTTTTCAAAATTTTTTGCATTATCGAATCACATATTTGATTGCTATCTGCTCTTATAGGTTCAAATCCTGCTTCTTTGACAGCAGGAACAATTATCTGTTCGTATATTTTGTCAAAATGACCTGCAGGGTATTTCGGCTGATCTGATATAGGCATTATAACAAAACAGGTTTTTGCCTTACTTTCTTCGCTCATATGTAGCTCTCCTTAGTTATTATATACCACTAATCTATCATATTATTTGACACAATTCAACGAATTTTACATTTTTCTGCAAACCGCACAATTAAGAAAGTAATAATTTGTATAAAATAACCACACACAACACAAAACCGCCCTCAAACGAGAGCGGTCTGTGCAATTTTTATCTTAGGAGAGTTTCACATATGTCCTGTTTGTCAAACTTTCATAATACCATTATACGCAGGGTAAGGGTGACATTCAATGACATTTTAAAATAATTTTACGAAAAATCGAACTTTTTTCGGAATGCCTGTAACGCTTCGCCGTGCAACCTCAGGGTATGCCTTACGCTCATTTCCATACACTCTGCAATATCTTCCCACCGATGACAATTTATGTAATACTCGGTCAAAATCGCAATGTAACGGTAATCATCAAGTGCGTTGATTTTACTGCGAATTTTAGTTTTCAACCGTACAAGATTGTCAATCTCCCGATTGATTTCAGCCTGTAGGTCTGCAATCCTGTCAACAATCCGCATAGGGTCATTAACTCCCGATGTCTTAACAGGTTCGTTTTGCTTAACCGATACCTGTGCAATATTCAGCCTAAGTTTCGACAGCTCGTGTTCTTTCGTTCTGATCAGCTTATCCGAAACCCTGACCGAATATAAATAATCTTTAACCGTCAATCCGCATCACGCTCCTCCTCGTCAAGCATACCAAGTTTCTGTGCCAACGCAATAACAGCGTTTACAATCAAATACAAATCCTTACCTTTGATGTTACACATATTAAAGCAAACATCGCCCTCATCATCGTTATCAAGTTTACCAAAATCAATAACAAGTCCCTTTGTAATCGTCTTGCTTTCATTGTTATCGTAATTAACGGTAATGTTTTTAATATCTTTCATTCTTCTACCTCACTTTCAAGCCAATGTTTTGTACAGTCAATACAGCTGCCATTGAATCGCTTTTCCATAGGACAGCCGACATACGGAGTTCCATACGGGCAGTCGAAAAAATTCATACAACTCCGAGCCATTTCATCAATTGACATCTGTTTGATTTTTTCAAAGTTTGTCACTGTTTTCACACCGCATCTCAACAATTCATCTGTTGTGATGTTAAATAAATCCGCTACAGCTATTATGGTTTCGATATTAGGCTCAAATTTTCCCTGCTCATAGTAAGATATACTTGTTCTGCTCAAATAGAGCTTTTCACCCAACTCATCTTGCGTTAATCCATTTTTAAGTCTTAACGCTTTTAGCTTTTCCGAGAATGCCATCACTTTTCACCGTCCTCAATAGGCTGATTCCAGCACTTTACACAGTTACCGTCTTTTCTGCAATCATCTATGCTCATAAGCCCTAAACGATAAGGACAAAAATTGGGTGTTCCATTATCCTCAAGCGAAATGTTTGGATAGTTTTTCAAAAGCTCTGTAAGATATGTCTTTGGCGGATGCTCATCGCTCCACCGCTGAACAGCTTCGATTGCTTGTTCAGAATAATACATTTCAAATTCTAGACACGGTAAACCTTCACCGTTATTATCGCTACTTAAAGGGCATTTTGCACATTCCACTTTGCATTTTCCTGATTTCGTTGTTTTCGACATCCTTGCTTTTTCAGCAAAGTATTCCCTTGTATTTGAACAATCAATCATTTTCTTTATCTCCTTCAAAATTAACAACTTTTCCGTTGTCGGTATAGTCCCGCTTCTCAAATTCAAGTTTCAGCTTGTCGATGACCACACGGTCGATATGTTCCCAAAAGACTTCGTCAGTGTCGGAGTGTTCGACTATCTCGGTCATTGACCTCAAAGCCTTTGCACATCTGTCACGACCAAAGCCGAAATCCTTATGCAAGGCAAATACGATAGTCTTAAAAATTCGCCTTGTCAGGTCATTGATTTCTTTGTCCTTGACTTTCTGGTATTCCCTGTCGGCAAGGCGGTTAATCTCCGCCATAGCTTCTCTTTTAAGCTTAACGGGTATTCTCGCTTTCAATGCTTTCTCTCCTTTCTTAAAACGGCAAATCATCAGCCGGTGTAATCGTACTCAACGGTCGCGCTATTCTGCTTGTATCGGGTTCGCTTTGCAATTCTTCAAACCGTTGAAATATTCCACTGAAATTATAATTCAAAACTCCTGTATTCCCGAATTTATTCTTATCGAGTATAACCTCGGTTTCAGAAGGTTTTGACTTTCCACTTTGCTTATCGTTTACATACGGTCTGTGCAAAAGAATTACATAATCACTGTCCTGCTCAAGGCCTCCGCTTTCTTTTAAGTCTGACATTGTAGGTCTTTCTTTACCGGCCCTTGTAATCTGCGACAACACTAAAAAGCAACATTTTGTTTCCTTTGCACATTTCTTGAGCTTTTGGCTGATATAGTCAATTCTCTGCCTGTTGTCTGCAAAATTCTTTTGAGATGTAATTATCTGAACAAAGTCGATTATTACAAATTTCGGCTTATTACCGTAAACATACGATACGATTTTTTCGACTTCATAAACATCATCAATTACCGTCAGATTTTTGTAGCTTGCAAGTGTTTTCTTAACTCCTTCAAATTCGTTTTCGTTCAGCTTGTGCTTATGTACTCGGCTGTATTCAATCTCAAGCCTATCAGCTATCAATCTGTCATAAATCATTCGTCCTGACATTTCAAGGCTGAAAAATACAGTTTTGCAGTCAAGGCACGCTTTGAGGACATTAAGTGCAAAAGTCGTTTTACCTGTTGAAGGTCTCGCCCCAATCGTGCCGATTGTCCCCTCGACAAAACCACCGCAGAGCAAACCGTCAAGTCTTTCAAAACCTGTCGGTACGGTTTTAAGTTCAGTAAAAAAATCTTGTAGATACTTTTGTGAGTTGTCGGTCGATACTGCCGTTCTGCTCTCGGCTTGTTCGATAATTTCCTTGAGTTCTGGAATGCTTACACTTGAAGATAATGCAAGCGACTGCGTTTGACTTAAAAGCCAATTCTGTGTCGACTGTTCAACGAAGTAATCAACCGTAGCCTCGGCATTTACTTCAAGAGGAGCGTTTTCGCAACCGGTCAATGCGTATGCTTTGACATCATCAGACAGTTTTCCGAATATTGCAACCTTGTCAGCTTGAGCATCCTCGGAAATTTTTTCAAAAGCCTCAACTGCAAGTCCATCCGTAAAGTCACTTTTCTGTAGCTTCGTCAACAGCAGGGAGCGTATGTCATCATAGAGCAGTAACGCTCCGATTATGCTTTGCTGAAATTCATCGCACTTATTCATTTAGTTTCCCTGTCTTTATCGCATAGGCTAACAGCTTACTCTCCCATTCGTTCCAGTCAACACCGTTTTTATCCATCTTCTGAACAAACTCATCACACAAATACGCATCATCAAAGCCCGTGTAATCTTTATAAAATTTTCTGATTTCACTGAACTCGGGTTTCGGAGCAGGTTGCCCCTCAGGCAAACCTGCGGAAGAAACCTTTCGTAAAGTAATATCTTTAGATATTACTTTACTTTTATTTATTTTTATTTGCTTTTTTGGGTTATTTTGGGTTTCCGAATTACCCACTGGGTTTTTTGGGTTATTTTGGGTTTCCGAATTACCCACTGGGTTTTTTGGGTTATTTTGGGTTATTTTGGGTTTCTTTGGTCTGCCACCTTTCTTGCCGTTTTCTCTGTTACGCTTGATAACGGATATGTATTTCTTTCTGCCTTTGTCAACCCCCGGCTTAAAAGCATTGAATGCAAGTCTTACGGCAGAATCAAGCTGACTTTGGTCAATATCCTGATTTTCTGCATACTCAAACAAGAGTTTAAATAACTTGCCTGCCCGTGTGTCGCTGAGTATATTTACACAATCTTTGAGTGATGTATCTACCATAAAATTTGGCATTACTATGTCTTTATCTTCGTTCACATTTATCCCTCCCATCAATGAGCCTTGCAACCTCTCGGCATTTTTCACAACCATCAACACAAAGTTCGGCATGCCCTAACACCTTTTCAATTTCTCTGTGCCGTCCAAGTATTTCAAGCCACATAACTAACTGTTCGTAAATTTCTTTGTAACCGAGCTGATATTTCTTTAATTCCTCTCTCGTCAGCTTGTCCTGATGATAACGCTCTATACAAACATCAAGTGCATAGTAGTAGAATTGTTCAAAATAATCAGCCGTAGGAGGCAATGACTTCTTGCCCTTAATCAGCTTTTCGATTTCATTAGCCTTGAGCACAGGTTTTCGGCCTCCTTTACACTTCTTAAAATTATGTATTCATAGCCGAGTTTTTCAACAAAAGCCTGAAAATGTTTTTGCTGTTTGGATTGCCGTCCCGTGGTTGTTTTTATTTCAATGAATACCGTTGTACCGCCGTTTGCGAAAAGCGTTAAATCGGACAATCCCGGCACTCCTATGGCTATCGGTGCGCCGTATCTCGTGAGATATGTGCCGACATTATTTCTAAGAACCAAACCGACTTCCGACAGCTTTACACGGATAGCGTTTTGCAGCATTGTTTCCTCTTTTTGTGCCATTTAAAAAACCTCTTGATTTTGCTTGATAATATGCCCAGCCGGGCTTGTATCCTTTTTGTTTCGCATATTCCTGTAATTCCTTCATATTCTCGCATTCTGAAGGTGTAAGATATTTACTCACTTTGCGTTTGAGTATCATTTCGGGCGTTACTTTAACCAAGTTACCTTCTGCCTGCTTCTTTTCTTTTTGCTCAAAAATAAAGTCACAATGCGGACATATTCTCAGTGACGCAGGAATTACAGAAAAACAATTCGGGCAGGTTTTCACCGGAGCGACGCCCTTTATTTCATTCTTTTTCTTGCCCTCAAGCGACCATTCCCGTTCATCATCAGGTAATCCGAAACGCACCCAATTTTCTGCGTGGTCTATAATGATTGCTTTTTTATGCGGTTTGTAGCGCATACATCGCATAGCTTGCTGAATGTAAAGCGTAAGCGATTTAGTAGGTCTTGCAAGAATTGATACTTCACAATCGGGAACATCGAATCCTTCGCTGATAAGGTCCACATTTGAAAGGACCTTGATTTCGCCGCTACGAAATTTTTCGATTATTTCAGCTCGTTTTTCTTTTGGAGTTTTAGCATCTATGTGAGCAGCTTTAATTCCGTTTGAAATAAATTCATCGCACAATTTTTCTGATTGCACAATTGCCGCACAGTAAGCTATTGCCTGCTTGCCATTGGCGAATTTTTTGTAATGGCTGACAATATCGCCGTAAACTTTCGGTTTGTCGTAAAAGTTCAAAATATCACCTGTTACAAAATCACCGTTGCGTGTTCTGAACTTCTGATTTTTGATTGCAAGCGGCGGAGCATAGTAATCATACGGTGCAAGGCAGTTGTTTTTAATCAACCACCTTGCATTAACGCCGACAATCAGTTTGTCGTTGACATCCGAAAGTCCCGAACCGTCAAGACGAACAGGTGTTGCCGTAACACCGACACGCTTTACATCAGAAAAACAATCATAAATTTTTCTGTATGAATTAGCCTTGCTGTGATGATTTTCATCTGTGATTATAAGCGATGGCTTTGGCATATTTTCAAGCCGTCTACAAACTGTTTGAACCATACCGACTTTGCAAAAATTCATATCTACGCCCCAATTTTTAAAAGTGTTTTCTATCTGTTCACAAAGTTCTTTTCTGTGAACAAGAAAGAGTACATTTTTAGATTGGTCGGTAAACTGTTTCGCAATATCTGCAATGATTACAGACTTACCGCCACCGCACGGCAATACTATACAAGGAGCTTTAAAGCCATTGTTCCAAGAGGCATATAATTCATTGACAAGCTCGTTTTGGTACGGTCTTAACATACCCATCTGTAAAACCTCCCTCTATATATGGGGATTTTTTCAAGAAAAATTGCACACTTTTATGCAATTCCCGAAAAAAATAATTAGAATGGCAGGTCATCGTCTTCATCAAGAGGCATATCGGAAAAGCCATTGCTTTGCTGTGAATTTGCGGTTGAGTCTTTCAAATACTTCGGTTCGGGAATTGTGAAATTTCCATCTTTGAGGTCTGACAAAGTAATCAATGAAAAGGGCTGTGCCGTGAATCCGTGATTTCCTTTGTAATTATATTCCTGCTCTCTGAATACCACGCCGACGCAACAATCCTTGAGTAATGCACCGTCCCATTCCTTTGTAAAGTCAATGTTGAGATGACTGTTGCTTTCACAAATTTTCTTGAGTGCGGTTTTCATTTTGCGTTCGTTGTTTTCGTCATACTCATTGCCTGACGGATACCAAAGTCTGAAAACTCCTTTGAATTTTGCATCGTCCGGAAAAGCCTTTTTATCGTTGCCGAACTTCTTGCGGTAAAAATCTTTGTACTCGCCGTCTGCAATATCGAACAGAATACAAAGTGCGTCGCCCTGTTCCTCTGCTCTGATGATTTTTGCTTTGTATGCACCGACAGGAAGTTTTATGCTGTCGGTATACTCCTGTACATTGTTATAGTTTGTAAATGCTCTCATTTAGATTCTCCTTAAATTCCGTAATATTCTCTGATAGCTGTATCAACGACTTTTAAATCATTGTCTATAATTAAGTTTTCAAACATTTCTTCAGGTGATTTTGAAATGTCCTTTCCGTCCGAATTTGTCACAAAATGGTGACCTTCTTCGTCGGTAATGCAACGAAGAGCAATTGACACCATACCCTCGACACAAACCTTTTGTTCAAGGACCTTGCCCATCATTTTCAGTTTTGTGTTGTTATAATCGTCAGTCTCTTCGTGCATTATTATGTAAACAATAACATCATCGGGTAACTCGGCTTTGATAAATTCAAACAAACTCCAAAAATCATTGCCGATATTGTCATAGGTTTCAAATGTGTTTTTGACCTGCCCTTTCTCACGCATATAGCGGTTTGTGAGAATGTAACCTGCATCATCAATAACAGCCGTTTTTGTAGGCATTTTTAAAAGTGACCTTTGAATTTTAGGAACATTGTCAGTTTTTAGAACATAGTCGAATTTCTTTCTGAACGGCAAGAACTTGCGTTCAACATTTATAAGAAATATTTCGTTCTCGCCAAAATTTTTAAGGCTGCGGCTTTTTCCTGAACCTGATTTTCCGTAAATTAAAACAGGCATACCCATGAACTAATCTCCTTTCATTTTTTTGTAAATTCAATCGGACAGCCATCGGGCAATCCGAGTATGTACGGGTTGTAAATCATTCTGTTTGTCAGCCTGCACCAGTAGCGGTTTAAATCGTTTTCTGAGCGACAAAACGGGCAGTAGTGACATTTCACTTTATCTTCGGGAAAGTGGACCGTGAGCGAAATCTCGCCGTCTGTGAAGTACGAAACGCCGTTTGGAAACTCCTGTGACATCACTTTCGCCCCCTTGCATTCAGATTTATTTTGTGGCAGATATAGTCGATGAAATCGTAATTCTTAGAGCGTTCGGCTCGGCGATTATCGCGCTCGGATTTATATTCGCGGTATTTTTCGCAACCGCTGTGACAGCGTTCATTTCTCTTCTGACAGCCATAGCACGGAGCTTTTATTCTTACCATTTCTCAAGCACCACCAATCATAGAAGAAATCAATGCCCTCACAATCCAACGCCCACTCCCTGATTCTGCCACAAATCAGCTTTTCGGGCTGAGATTTTACGGGCTTTTTCATAATTTTAAGTGCTGTTTTGTACAGCGTTTTGATTGCAATACCGTCTTTAAGCGATGACAGCTCCGCCTCAAAATCATAGGCACAATTGACGATTTCGCTCATCAGCTCAACCCTCGGGTTGTCGTAATATCTAATGATGTAGGGCTGTTTGTAATCGTTGACATACCATTCGACGAATGACAAAACTTCACCGTCCGAAACGCTCTTTACGAAACAGTCATAACATTTACCGTCGAATAATCTTCCGAAGTCAAAGTCCTCGAGAACTTCTTTTTGTCCGCAGTCCTCGCAGGTAAAAAGCTCTTCAAACTGCCAGTCGTGGCATTTCGGGCATTCTTTCGGCTGTTCGTCAGCAATCCATTCATTGTTGCAGTTTTTGCACCAAAATTCCATTTTTTCAACCTTCCTTCTTGATTTTTTGAGTAAGAAAGGATATAATCAAGGTGGTTATATTGTTTATATCCTTGCTATCCGTTGAGGCTTTGCAGAGCTTCAGCGGATTTTTCTTTTTCAGTTGACATTTGAAACACCCATACATTCAAAATTGAATGCTTCGGATTCAGGCGTTTCAAGGGCTTTGAGCTTGCGTTTTAGCTCTCGGTTTTCGTGCCTATAACCGCTTGACGCTGTTTTTTCGAGTGCAAGGTCCGTTCTTGCGTTTCTCAGTTCAATGCTGAGATGTCTGTTCTCTGCTCTGAGGTTTTCAATATCTTTGAGCAGCTTTCTTTTTGTCGGGTAATTTCTTAACCGCATTTGTTACACTCCTTTCAACGGGTTTGAACCGAGAATATAATTGAGAAACGGTATTCTCGGAATACGGATAGATGTGCCGACTACAATTACATTGAATCCCAATTTTTCGGGTTCGTCCTTTGCCTGTTCACGCAATTTTTGCGGAGCAACTCCAATAGCCTTTGCGGCGTCCTCAGAAAGCAAATAGAAATCACTGCTATCCATAATTTCTTTGATTTTTTTGTTCATCTGAACTGTGTCCATATAAACACCTCCCTACTTTATTTCAATTAACATCTTTTTCGATTGTGCAGTCACCTCTGTAATCGCTTTTCAGCAGATTCATAAATTCTGCGGTTTCATCGGGTGTGCCTGTTATCTGCATTGTTATCACCTGATTTCTGTTTTACCTATCTTGATTTCTACACCCAAAGCCGTTAAGAGCCTGTCGGCATTTTCAAGAGAAATGCTCTTCTTTCCTTTCTCCCAATACTGAATAGCTCTTTTGGTAAAGCCTGATTTCTTAGCAAGCTCACTTTGCGAAAAGCCTTTCTGTTTCCTGCTTTTGAGCAATATTTCAGCAAATTCATTGATGTGCATTGATTTCACAGTCCTTTTGTGTTATACTATATTTAGTGGTGAACCCCAATTCACTAACTATATACAGAAAGCGAGGTGAAATTAATATGAATCATTCATCACTTAAGAAAAGTTTAATAATAGCTATGTCTTGTATCCCGGAAGTTGAAGGTTTAGAAGAAAACAACTTGATATTAACAACTTCTGCCGGAATCATTTCAGGTAAAGTGCCGTCTGAGCAGGAAATAGACGATGAAAAATCTTTGTACAGTGTTTTCTATAAGATTTGCGATAATACTAAAGAAGAATACTTTAAAAATATTTCTTCTACAGGTTCTGAACCTGTAATTGTTGGTAATGATGGTTACATAATCTTAAAAGATGTAAAAATAAAGTCAACATCGTCCAATACAATTACTCATATGCCTTTTATGGTTGTATTCTATGACCAAATCATCGGCGTTACTATTGGAAATATTAACTGATGTTACTTTTGTTTGCTGACTTTGTACTTGCAATACAAGGTCAGCAATTTCTTTTGATGTACCTTTTACTGTTATTTCCACTATATCACTCCTTTCCTACGCTGTTTTCTGCTGTTCAGCAAAGTCCGTTTAATGGGACTGCGATTGTGGTATTATTGATTGTGTGGGTGTTGGTTTAGTTATTAGCTTTATCACGCTTTAAGCGTAATTCGGAGCCAAAAAAAATAAAGTCAATCGGGAAATCGTAAAGTTCACCGATTTTATGAACCATATCCCAGTCAGGAACATTAGCACCACTTTCGTAGTTTTGAAGAGTTCTTTCATTGATTTTAAGTCTTGAAGCGGCTTCTTTCTGCGAATATCCTGCATTTACTCTTGCCGCCGCAAGTGTGATTTTAGGATAATTAACTTTGGTGTTGAGCATTTCGTCACCTCCTTACAGCTCTAATAATATCACGCTAAAAGCGTAATGTCAAGCTAAAAACGAAATATTTTTAAAAATATCTTGATTTTTTTACGCTTTTAGTGTATGATTTAGATAAATAAAAGGTAGGTGTTCAATATGACAGATAACAGTGAAATGAACAAAAAGATATTCGCTAAAAATTTCAATTATTATCTTGCCATAAATAATAAAACTCAGGCTGATATTGTTTCAGACTTAAAAATCACAGCCTCAACAGTTTCAGACTGGGCAAATGCAAAGAAGTATCCACGAGTAGATAAAATGCAAATGCTTGCAGATTATTTCGGAATACTTAAATCGGATCTGACGGAAGAACACGCAACATCAAAACTTACTGATGATATAGAACTTCAGGAATACCTTGAAGAACTTAAAAACAGAAGTGAAATGCGTATGCTGTTCAGCCTTGCAAAAGGTGCTACAAAAGAAGATGTTGAAAAAGCTGTTCGTATCATTGAGGCATTGCAAAAGGATGAATGATTATTGGGCGATATTTATATTAGAGGAATCGAACTGCCGCTGACTGTAAAAGGTGTTACTGTTGTGGATTCAGACGGTAATTTCAATGTTTACATAAATATTTTATTAAGTCATGCTGTTCAGCAAAAAGCAACAAAACACGAATTGAAACATATTAAATCAGGACACTTTTATGATTATGAGCCTGTTGTTTATAACGAACTTGAGGCTAATGCGATATGAATTAGGGTGATTGTAATGGGTAAGGAACAAAACACTTTAGCATATACACTAAAGCGCTGTAAGAAATACAATAACGACACCTTTCAGATGTTTGCAAAAGGCTGCAATTACTGTTCAAAATACGGTAACGGCAAAATTTATTCAATAAGCGGTACATCCGATAAATACCCTTCTATGATGACTATTCCCGAGGATCTTGTCATTGGCAGATGTCCTCATTGTGACAGAGCTATCTCGTTTGGTGTGCATTTTCCGGAGCTTGAAGATTTAGATAAACCGCTTTCTAATAGTGAAGTCAAACAACTTGAAAGACCGAGAGGTAAAACTATGGCAAACAATTCACTTATAACATTAAACTGCCCGAATTGCGGCAGTCAGCTTGAAGTTAATTCTACAGAGATGAAAACCAACTGCAAATATTGCGGCACTCAAATTCTTATTAAGGATTTCATTACCGAACGCAGAATTGATAAAAATGACAAAATAAAGGCACTTGAAGATTTGGTAAACAATGCGGCAAATAACGGCGATTATGCAAAGGCATATAAGTACAGCGAAGATATTTGCAAGCTCGATTCATCAAATGAAAACCTTGTCAAGATGAACCTTTTCGGCTTTATGGCAGGCAAGATTGAATTTAACAGTTCATTGCTCGATGATTTGTACTCGTTTTCTCCTGATGAGCACAGAAGCTACCTCAGCAGGATTTTAGGGGCAGTCAACACCCGTAAGCAAAACGAGCTTGACAAGGCTCTCAAAATTGCCAATGAGCAGAGAAGAAGAACCGAGGCGGCTCAGATTAACAACAAATATACCCCTGTTATTTTTCAGATAAATACCGAGATAAACAAGATGAAGCAAAAGCGTTGCAAGTGCGGTCATATGCTTGAATACAACGAAAATGTTTGTCCGAGCTGCGGTATGAATTACGGTGACTATCAAACTGAACTCATCCGTATTAAAAAGGAAAAAAACAAAAAAATGGTAAAATTGGGCATAATCATCGGCGTGCCTGTTGTAATTGCCATAGTCGTTTTTGCATTTGTTCACAACGCAAATCTTGTGAACAATATAAATACCGCAATTGACAGCAAGAATTATTCAAAAGCTGAACAGCTGATTGACGGCTATCAGGAGGCTAACCCTACACGAACAGATGTTTATGAACTCTACGCCGACCTCTATCTTGCAGAAAACAACCCCGAAAAAGCCATTGAAAAACTTGAAGAAGGAGTCCGCCGTGTTTCCTCATCAGGCAAAAAAGATTTGCAAAATAAAATTGACGCAATCAAACAGGAATATAATTTGGAATAATCCCATGTCAAACCGTTGCCACAGCCCCATACACCGACAGCCATGGTCTGCCGATTAAATAGGATAAATAAAAAAAGACCGCTCGCAGCTGGCACTATGAGCGGTCAAGGGATAAAATATGAGTAAAAAGAACAGTAAAACACCGTATAACACGGCTAATGAATTCAGATATAGCAAACAATATAATAACACTACCAACGAATATATTCAGAATCGCTTAATTGCTCAAATTAGGTGGTACGGTGATAAAAGCAGAAAAGAGCAAAAACGCTATAAACAGTTATCTGTTGTTTCTATAATTGTAACAGCAGTCATACCGATATTTACACTACTACTTGATTTTGATTTCATAAATACATTTGCTAAAATTGTAATAGCAGTTCTTAGTTCGTGTGCAAGTGTTATTACCGGAATAAACACATTGTATAAGCATAAAGAACTTTGGGTTCAATACAGAACTAATTGTGAACTGCTAAAAAGTGTCCTACATAGATTTTACACACAGTCTGATGAATTTAACGGTAAAACAGAGGAAGAAGCGTTTAAGATATTAGTATCAAGTTGCGAACAATATTTTGTAAAGGAATTTGATAACTGGAATAACATTTACTCCTCAATAGGATCTTCTACAAGTTCATAAGATTTTTCAAAGATGTCAGGTTTACAGGGATACTTTTCGCCCCTTAATCCGGTAATGATATAATCTCCTACACTTGCTTTCATATCACCCTCAAGTGTATGGATAATCATTTCTTTGTCAGTCTGATATGCTTCAATTACAATTGGTTTTTTACGATATTTTTTAATCTTTTGTTCCATTTTTACAACTCCTTAATTTATTTTTAGAAAGGATGATTATATGCCCAGTTTAAAAACATACGATATATTTATTAGTCACGCTTGGAAATACGGAGAACAGTATACCGACTTGATGGATTTGCTTGAAAAAGCACCTAATTTCAACTTTAGAAATTATTCTGCTCCCTCAGATAATCCATTGAAGAACCTCAACAACACTGATGTTAAAAATAAATCTGAGATTACAAGTGCTATTAAAAGGAAAATCAAACCCGTTAACGCTGTTGTAGTAATATCAGGAATGTATGCAAACAACAGAGAATGGATGGAAAAAGAAATAGAAATAGCTCAGGAATACAGCAAACCAATCATTGCAGTAAAACCTTGGGGTAATACTAATGTTCCTACATACATTCAAAATGTATCGGATGTAATCGTTGCTTGGAATACATCCAGTATTGTTGGTGCAATAAGAGAATACTCTCTGTAAATTATTATAACCGAAATAATTATTTTTGTAAAATAAGCAAATTTGTAAAAATTGTACAAAAGAGAAAATCAAAAATGAATATATATACAAAACCGCTCTGCTCGACTGGTCCTCGAACAGAGCGGAATCATCCACACAGGGTGCAGATGATGCAGTTTAATGCAAGATAATTGTATCACATTCCCTTGTGTTTTTCAAGTAATTTAAAGCACAAGGGATTTTTGCACCCTTTTTTAAGCAAAAGGAGTGTATAAAATGAAACTGCCTAACGGCTACGGCTCTGTTTATAAGCTGAGCGGAAACAGGCGCAATCCGTGGGTTGCCTGCGTGACAATAGGATACAACAAAGAAACACGCAATCAGGAACGCAGAGTTATTGGCTACTTTCCCAACAAGCCGAAAGCTCTGAACGCTCTTGCTGATTACAATCAAAACCCATTTGATGTTGATTCGGCAAGACGCACTTTTTCAGAAATTTATGAACTTTGGTACAAGGAGTTCATCACTGAAGACACAAATCCGAACACCAAAAGACAGTATAATGCGGCATACAAACAATGCTCAATGTTATACAATCGCAAGATGTCCGATATAAAAATCATTGATATGCAACGAGTTCTCGACAACTGCAACAACGGTTATCAATCGGTTAGGCGAATTAAAATTCTGTTGAACAAAATCTACGAATACTGCATATTTCACGATATGCTCCATAACAATCTTGCAGAAAAATTGAAAATCAATGCCAAGTCAGATGAAACAAAACGAGCACGCAGGGAGTTTTCGGAAAGTGAAATAAATCTTTTGTGGGAATATTCAAATCTTGATTCGGTAAAAATAGTGCTTATGCTGATTTATTCGGGAGTGCGTGTGTCCGAATTGCTCGATCTAAAAATTTCAAATGTAAACCTTGACGAACAGACTTTCTTTGTTGAAAGTTCAAAGACCGATTCAGGTGTACGAACCGTGCCTATAGCAGACAAAGTACTGCCGTTTTGGCAGAAATTCATCAGCGATTCTCAATGCGGATATGTTCTGAATAATACCAATGGCAAGCCGCTGAAATACGATAACTTTAAACGCAACTACTGGACACCTCTGCAAAACGATTTAGGTTTAGACCACACCATACACGAAACAAGACACACCTGCATTTCAATGCTTGTATCGGCAAATGTGAACCACACAATCATCAAAAAAATAGTCGGTCACAAGTCGAAAATGGACTTGACCGAAAAGGTTTACACCCACATTAACCCAAAAGAATTAGTGAATGCAATCAACAAAATATAGTCTTATATTATCCTGAATTGTTCATAATTATGTTCCGTAGCTTACATATAGCTAACAAAATCCCCCATTTTCCCCATTCCTATCCCCCTTGCAAGTTACCTGCACCAGTAAAGGTGGTTTTTTAACCGCCTTTTATTTTTTGCCAAAATTACTTAAAATGCCTTAAAAGTGGCTTAAACACTGGG